TTATCTCCTTGATTAGCAGTAACTTGTACATTAGCTGGAACACCTGTTCCTACTACTAATGCGCCTGCTCCTGTTTGAGAAGCACCTTTAAGATCTGCATCTAGTTCATTAAAAAAACCATCTGGATCAGCTGCTGTTCCGATATCAACAGTTGGGTTAGTACCACCTGTTGCTCCACCTAAACTAATAAATTCTGTAGGTACAGCACCTTTTGGTAATTTAAAAATTTCACCTGATGTTGCTGAAGTTCCAACTCTAACTGGTACTGCTGTAGCACCTACTGGATTAAATGAAATTATTGCAGATAAACATACAGTAGACGGTGTAACGCCTGATGATTTATCTTGTCCGCCGTATGATCTTATGATCCCTTGAAACGATGTTGTTGCCATGATTATATTCTCCTAGTTATTTGCATAGAGTCTCTAGGCCGTAACGCGCTATACTTCACGTCGCCATGCAAGTTAATTATGTATAGTGTGATAAATATACAATAGTTTTTAGTAGAGTGCAAGAGAGCCTTATAAGAAAGTGCGATTTCAGCGATGTAGCTTTGTACTTAAGTAGCTACAGAAACTTGTGGAGCCGCGTCTTCGACAGTATTCTGTCTGTGAGCAATAGCTGCTTCTTCCAGCTTAATGTCAGTAATGACTCTTTTTACTCTGTCATCAATCTTGACCATTTCAAGAGTGTATCTATTATTATCTAGATGCTCCTGTTGCCACTTCAACTCCAAGGACCTTTTTTGTTTGTATAGGTCTTGTATCATCAATAACCTCCTCATAAGTTATTCGATTTATCTCGTTATTATAGTTATCTCCGAGATACTCCCACACTATACTGTTTTCTCCTAGTTTGTCAAGTATTGCATTTTCGACAGATTTAGCCGTATCTTCATCATGCTCAATATTAAATTTTGCATAATGGTTGTAGGCCCAGATAGTGATAGTAGTTTTTTTCATTTACACACCTTGTTGTAGTTAAAAAAGGGGCCGTTTTTAGACGGCCCCTTAAATTATTTATTATGCTCCTGGAGAACCAAATACACCTCTAGGATCAGAGAAACCAAATACGTATCTCTCTCTAGCTTTGTATCTTACGTTGCCAGTATCAAAGTCACCTTCCATAGTCGTTTTGATAGGTGATCTGTTGAAATGTTTTAGACCATTAGGTACATCTGTTTTGATAAAGAATGCATCAGGATCAGTTAAGTAGTGGTTTACAGTATAACCTTCTGAAACCATTCCCATGTTCTTGATTGCATTGATATCATTATCAGCTGTTCCAACTCTACCTTCAGACTTCATAAGTCTGTCAGCAGTAAATTGCAATTGAGGTGGAATAATCATTTTCATTCCTCTCGCTGCAATTTTCAAACCTCTTTCATCAGTGAAAGCTGAAATGTCGATTAACGATTGTTCTAATGAAGTTTCGTTAAGATCAGCCGCTACTGCTAAAGTGTTTGAGAAGTTGCCTGATAGCGTTGGGTGTGCTGCGTTCAATAAAGAAACGCCATCACCGCCAGCAAAGTTAGCATTGAACGCGTTGTTCAATACTGCTGCGCCTTTGATCTGCTTTGTGCTTGCCATAGATCTTGCTAACGCTTTTGTATATCTAGACGCAAGTCTGTCATACAAGTTATCTTCGATAGCTTCT